AGGGACGACTATTACAATGGTATAATTAATTGTAGGATATCGAGAAAGCACTTGAGTGCCAATAAGTGAAATACTAAATATTTTTATGATAGAGGTGATGTATGATTACTGAGCAACAACAGGGTAAGAAGTCTCGCCCTGAACTATATGAAATGCTAGAAAACATTGCGAAAACTTCTTCGAGAAAGGATAAGATTGATCTAGTGAAGTCGTATGTAGATACGTACCAAGCATTTGCTGATTATCTGCGATGTGTCTTTGACCCCCGCATTAACTTTCTGCTCCCTGAAAGTAGACCCCCATTTGACCTTGCTGACGAAGAACACGTTCCTTCCACGTGGCACAAGCAGCACATGAAACTAAAATATTTCGTTAAGGGTGGTCCCAACGTTCATGAACTTAAAAGGGAAACAATGTTTATTGGCGTTCTGGAATCAGTACATCCCCGCGACGCAGAGATTCTAGTAATGATGCTCGCTAAGAGAACTGACTGTAAAGGACTAACTGAGAAAGTCGTAAAGGAAGCGGCACCTCAGTTGTTGCCTGCATAGGAGGATAATCATTACGAGATAACCGTGAGGAACATTGTTGTTATGGTATGCTAAACTTTAACATTTTTTAGGAGTCGCCTATGGTAACTACAAATCAATTGGAACGATTACGCAAGGACAGCGCTGAGTTACAACATTACATTCATAAACTGAATAAGAAAGGTAAAACTACTCTAGCACACAAGGTGGAAAGAAAAAGAGATTATCTTAACGATTATATCTCTGAACTCCAAGACTCCCTCACGGTTAATTAAAGGAAGGTGATCCTATCTCGTGCCCCCACTTCGGTGGGGGTATCGTCTATTTTATGGCTTGACATTTTGTATAAATTCATTAAAATAAGAGCTATCGTTGCCCAGTGGGAATATTATGCCAACATATGATGTAAAAACTAAGGATGGAGAAGAGAAAGAAGTATTCTGTTCTATCTCTACAATGGAAGAAAATGTTAAATCAGGAGAATGGCAACTCATACATAGAAATTCTTCTGCTAATCTAGTCACTGGGGTTGGTGGTACACTCTCCAAAGCACCTGATGGTTATAAAGATTTATTAAAGAACATTAAGAAGAACTCAGGTCGCGGCAACACCATCAAAGTATGACACAAACAAAAAGACATAGACAAGAGTCTAACTTTAAAATCCGTATAGATAATCTTTGCACCTTCGATCCGTTAACCAATAATCAGCAAGTAGCATGGGATGAATGGAAAGACGGACATCACCTCGTACTCAATGGTAGCGCAGGAACAGGAAAAACTTTTACTGCATTATATCTAGCATTGCAAGATGTACTAGATAAGAGTACTCCATGGGAAAAGGTGGTCCTCGTTCGCTCAGTAGTTGCTACTCGCGACATGGGTTTCCTCCCAGGAACCGCTGACGAAAAACTTGCGCCGTTCATAGCACCCTACATTGGGATATGCGACGACCTATTCAACTTCGGTGGAAGTTATCAACAGTTGGTAGAGCAACGTATCATTGAGTTCTACTCAACTTCCTATATAAGAGGTACGACTTTTGATAACAGCATTATCATTGTAGATGAGATGCAGAATCTGACGTTCCATGAACTGGACTCAGTGATTACAAGGGTCGGACTGGACTCTCGCATAATCTTCGCGGGAGATTTTTATCAGTCGGATTTTACGAAACAATCTGATAGGAATGGTATACAAGAGTTCCTATCTATAATAGAAGTAATGAAGAATTTTTCAATAATTGAGTTTGGTTGGGAAGATATCATTCGTTCTGATTTTGTGCGTGATTACATAATGACAAAAGAAATGCTTTCTAGGAGCAATCAATGAACAGAGAAGCAGTATACGAGCAACTTAAGATCGACGAAGGAGTAGAATATGAAATCTACAACGATCACCTCGGTTACGCCACGTTTGGAGTTGGTCACCTTGTCCTCGAAAGTGACCCAGAGCACGGACAACCAATTGGTACTCGAATCTCGGAAGAAAGAGTTAAGGAGTGTTTCGAGCACGACCTCGATCTCGCCATCGGAGAGTGTGAGCACCTATACGGAAAAGGGAACTTTGGAGACCTACCCGATGAGGTCCAGCAGATCTTGGTTAATATGATGTTCAACATGGGAAGGACGCGACTAAGTAAGTTTAAGAACTTTAATGCCGCGATCGCTGACCATGATTGGAAGAAGGCAGCAGTCGAAGGTAGAGATAGTCTTTGGTATCGTCAGGTTACTAATAGAGCGGAACGTTTAATGACAAGAATGGAAAACGTCTAAAAGGCAAACTTTGCTATGAAACATTATTATGGAGTTGGTGGTGAGATGCTGCACGATTCAGGCATCACCATCATCGATGACAAAGGTAACATAAAGTTTGCCACTTTATACGAAAGGTTTTCTGGCAGGAAACACGACGGATGTCCTAGTCAAGAATTCCTTAGTGAGTATTGGAATCAATACGAAAACTGCGAAGCAGTAATGAACGAGAACTGGAAGTACAGACTCGAGTTTCGCAATAACTTTACTGACGAATCAAAAAGGGATATGCCCCATCGCTGGGATCTCAATCGAGATTGGTGGGGCAGGCATCCATCTGCTCGTCCAGAACTACGATACACCGATCATCACATAGCACACGCAGCAGCGGCATTCGCTACAAGACCAAAGCATTTTGACAAAGAAGATTGCGTCATCGTTACCATTGATGGCGTAGGCGAGATGCGCAGTAGTGCTACTTACGATCACAACTTCAATTTGATTGAAGAAACCAACTTCCCTAAGTCTCTCGGATATTTGTATGCTAACTTCACAGACAGTATACAAGGATTGAAATCTAACGAGGACGAATACGTTGTCATGGGTTTATCCTGTTACGGCGAACCTACTGCTTGGGAGTCGGCATACGAAATGTTCAAATGTATTCCTGAATGGACCATGGAAGATCAGGATGGACTCGAGAACATTCATTGGCAGTGGAAATACAAAATGAAGAGACTGTTCTTGAACAAGTTGATCAAACATTTGTATACATCCACTAAAAATAAAGAAGATGCAGCTGCCTCACTACAAAGAATGACTGAAGAAGTCATTTATGATTACATGAAGTCTGCTAGAAAGCACGGTAGTAAGTTGTGCTATAGCGGAGGTGTCGCGCAAAATATCATGGCGAACAATCGCTTCCGCGAGTTATTCGATGATGTTTGGATTGACCTGAATCCTGGCGACGGTGGTGCCTCTTTGGGTGCCGCCGCATATTATTATATGCAGGATACTGGTGCTGACAGAATCAACTGGGAGCATCCGTTCTTGGGTTATGATATTACTGGCGACCTTGACCCAGAAGTTGTAGTGAAGTATATCATGGAACATAAAGTTGCTGGCGTGGCAAATGGTCCTGCTGAGTTTTCGTATCGCGCATACGGGAACCGTTCTCTTATCGCTGATGTACGGTATGACGTCAAAGATACTGTCAACGAAATAAAACAGCGACAGAAGTTCCGTCCCTTCGCACCAGCAATCTTAGCAGAACATGCCGAGGAATACTTTGACGGACATATGAATGAATGGATGCAGTATACTGCTCAGGCAAAACACGACTATTCTTCAGTGACTCACGTTGATGGGTCGGGGAGAGTACAATTAGTCCCTGAAAACTCCAAAACAGTTTTCCGTCAAATCTTGGAATGCTATTACGAAAAGACAGGCATTCCGATGCTATTAAACACCTCTCTTAACATCCGCGGCAAACCCATGGTCAACAATATAGATGACGCATGGCGTTTCGAAGACAAGTATAACGTCAAAGTCTTCACGTCATGAACATCTGGATGATCGTTGTATCAAGCGATCCTAAGTCAGAATACTATTCCTCCATGTGCCTTGACCAATGGCACAATTTAGGTTATACTATTATAAAGAAGGAAGGTACAACACCTTCAACTCTCGGTAACGATCTGCCATTTGCTGACAGAAAGTTTAATGGTAACAAGTTTACCGAAATAGAAAAAGCGATTTGGTACAGTCACTATAATCTATGGAAGCAGGTAAAGCAACCGACTTACATCATAGAACACGACACTTATCCGTATAAGAAGATACCAAAGTTTGAAGAACAAATTGGATTCTTTTCAACTTTTCCTCGCAATGATAATGCTTGGAGAAAACGAGTAGAAAGTATCTCGCCAGGATCTGGTTACTTTGTGAACAGAACCAGCGCAAGCATACTTCGCGATTGGGCGGTTGCCAAACCAATCACTGAGAACGTTGACGGATTCTTGTATCAAACTGCAAAAAGATTACTAAATCAAACTGAGGAAGAGTTTGAACCCAATCAGTTAAAGTTTGCCAGTTGCTTTCAGTTAGTGAACTATGCGGTTGGTACATCTGCGGAACATAATGTATGAAGCGAGCAATCTATCAAGTAGCAGTCGGACCACAGTCGAAACTGTACAAATATTGCGTTGCGAGTGTGAAGGCATATGCCGAGAGTATTGGCGTCGACCACATTGTACAAACTCAACCGAAGTTATGGATTAAACCTGATCCGTTTACTGGGCAACGTAGCAAAGAGTCGTACGAAAAGTATGGCGGTTTCTTGCCAATCTTTGAGAAGGAGAACGTCTTTGAACACTTTAAGGATTATGACCAAGTTGCAGTTATCGACGCAGATATTTTTATCAAACCTGATGCACCCGATGTATTCACTGACGTCAGTACCGATTATCACTTCGCTGCTCAGTTTGAGCGCGAACTACCAGTAAACGAAAGATACAGTCGACAGATTAATAACTACTCGCGCGAGCAGTTGACTAACTCAGTTTGTAAGCAGTTTGACTGGGACTTCAATCACCCCCATGGGGGCGAGTTCTTTAACTCAGGTATGATCGTTTATAACTGCGACAAGATGCTTGAGGTTCTTGGTAACACAACGCCAAAACAGTTTATGAATCGCACATACTTCCGAGACTTCATAGACGGCATTGGTCCATTCCGCTGGCAAACTGATCAGATCATGCTAAACTATTGGGCGAAGAAAGACAACCTGTCTATTCAACACGTTGATTGGAAGTTTAATGCACTTTTTAGTGCGCTAGAGAAAGGTAAGATTGCCGAAGCGCATTTCGTTCACTTCTTTATGCGACACAAGTTGCCTAATAACGGAGAGAACATTGAAGAATTGGCAGAAGCAATTGCTACAATATGAAAAAGTTAATCTATCAGGTTGCGGTTGGACCACAATCTAAACTCTACGAACACTGTATTCAGTCAGCAGCAGAATATGCTGAGAAGGTTGGCGCGGATCACATCGTTCAACGCCAACCTATCCTGCGCATCGCTCCCGATGTGTTCCGCACTGATCGCGAAGGTAAGTGTGGCGGTTGGAAGAAGTTGGGTTATCTACCTATCTTTGAAAAAGAAAATGCGTTCAATTATTTTGATGAATATGATCAGATTCTGATCCTCGACGCAGACATCTACATCCGTCCAACTGCATCCTGCATTTTTAAGGAACTTGAACCTGAGTATGCGTTTGGTGGTGTGTGCGAGTGTGATATGCCAATCACTGG